AGAAATGATTCTGTTAAATAATGTGGAAAGTAATCTCCATCTTTAACACCTTCTTGTACTGCTTTTATTTGGTCATCTATAAGTTTTTCATATCTTTTTACTTTTTCTCCATTAGGAAGTAACATTGCTAACTCATCATTAGTATTTAAATATGATTGTCTTACTACTTTTCTATGTTGTTTTAATCCATTAATAAGAACAGTCCCCATATCATTTAACAATCCTCTTGATAAGATACCTGCTTGAATTACTTCGTTAGATATTTTAATTTTTGTACCATCGTTTTCATATTTAAAATATGATTTACCTTCTTTTTTTAAATCACCTTCTAAAAACATACGAAGTTCTTGTAATGGCATTCCTCCATCAGACTTAAATATTTCTGCCATTTGATTAGATAAATCCATTACTCGTTGTGATTGTTCTGGACTCTTTGGATTACTAGCAGCTATTGTTAAATCATTTTCTAATTTATCTAAATCTCTAACAGATTTTATACCTAATCTAAACTTAGATTCACCTCTATTCATTATAGCATCAGCTTTTAATAGTTTCATTATTTCTTGATTTGCTTTTAAATAAGTAGAGAATTGAGTTCTTTCATAGTTAGCAGCGTTGTTTATTTCTCTATTAATATACTTTGTAATAGCATATTTATTCATTACACCTCTTCTAACAAATAGATTTTTTTCAAGTACATTAAGTTTTGGATTTTTTAAATTTTTTGCTTCTTTTAATATTTCATTTTTTGTTCTTCTAAAATCTGCTTCAGTAAATCCAGTAAAAGAATCATTAGCAGGCTTACCAGTACCTCTATCGACAATAATGTCAAACATCTGTCTACCTCTTTCAGAATCTACATCTCCATAATCTTTTGTTATTGAATCACCAAGATTATATTTTGTTCCTTCTATATTTACTGATTCACCATTAAACAATCCTCTAAGTAAGTCTAAATTTCTTTTAGTAAATTGTTCTGGTGCTTCTATTACTGCGCAATTTGATATTTGAGACATTATCTATAACACTCCAATAATCTTTCTGTTTCATCCTTACCTATGATTCTATCTTTATCATCAAAAGCAAGTCTTGTTTTAACATCAATATCTTTATAATTACCATACTTAAATAGTACACTATAATTACCTTCACTATCATAAAAGTTCTTTGATGTATTGCCTAATCTACCAATATCATGTCTAAAATGTGCTGATAAAGCTGGACTATCATATAATAATCTATTTGTTACAGCATACTCTAATGTAGGGTCGCTATATGTTCTGTAGAATCCATCATCCATAGAATATAAATCACTTCTATAGAACTTAGATTCTTGTTCACTATGAACATCATCATATCTTCTTCTAAATTCTGCTCCGTAGTTTCTAACTATATCTTCTAATAAATCATCATGTTTTTTATCTTTTAAATATCTAAATACAGCAGAACCTAATCTTTTATTTAACTTTAAGCCTGGCATTTTAACGTTAGTATTTTTTGCATATCCTATTTCACCAAAATTTAATTGAGGCTTTAACATATATCTAATTAAATTGTTAAAAGAACTTTCTTTTTGGTCAATGTCTAATTGTTTTCCATCTGAAAAATCTTTAATAAATTTAGATACTAATGCATCTTCTGTTTTTCTAGCTATATCCCAATTTTCTTTAGAAAAAGGAGAATCCTTACTTTGAGTATATGTCTCTTGAACAAGACCACTCATCATTCTATTTAAATTATTAAACGATAATATAAAATTTTCTTCTCTAGCAGGGTCTATTCCTAAATGCCTTACTTGTATATCGCCAGTTTGCATTAACATAGATATAGCATCGATGTATTCTTTCTTTGTAACATCAGCATATCGTATAGGATTATCAATAATATAATATTCACCTCCACTAAACACATAACTTTTTTTAGGAGCAATCCATCCAGATTCTTTAAAAAATATTTTACCTTCTTTATTTGTTATTTTTTGATACACATAAGCAGGTGCATTTTTATTATTATATATTCTACCTTTACTTCCAAACTTTATATTTTTAGTTCTAGTTTGATAAAAACCTTCTCTTGTACCTACACTTTTTTCTATTATTTCATTTTCTTTTTCATTTAAATAATCTAAAAACTCATGTGTATTTTTTAATTTATCTTTTGCTCTTAATATAGATTCAGTTTGATTCTTACCAGCATTTCTAATAAATCTTTGTAATGATGTTCTTTGTTTTTCTAAAGCAGAATGCATTAATGAATAACTTTTTATTTCTCTTTCATTAATGCTACCATCATTATATTTATTTAAATATTTTTTTAAAGGGTGGTCTGACATAATGCCATTATTGTCATCAAGTTGTTCTTTTAATACACCATAATCTGCTTGTGGAGATAAACTTCTAAATGCATTTAATCTATCCATTATGTTTTCTACATTTTCTCTAGCAAAACTTCCTTCTTTAGTTGATTTATCAGAATAAGATTCAATAGTTAATTTATCTTGAGACATTTTGTCTATTAAAAATCCCGATATTGTAGAATCTTTTATTTGTTGAATATTTGCTCTATCAATGTCTATTAATATATTTTTAGGTTGTAATCCACCTCTTAATACTTCTTTAAAACTATTAACATCATTTAATAATTCTCCAAAAAACATATCATTTAATGCAGATTTTTTAGATTCTTGTTGTCTATATTTAAAAGACATTCTATCATATAAGAATTTACTTGGATTATTATAAAAAGAACTTAACTCAGACCTAACCATACCTATTTCATTTGGTTCAGGAGGTCTTCTCCCTGCTGAATCAAACACATCTGTAAGTATTCTTTGTGATTTAGATTTTACTCTTATTATTTCTTTTATTAAATCTTTTTTTATTTCTCTACTAGGACCTTCACCTTTAATTTTAAAAAACCCATTAAATCCATCTTGTCCATAGTTACTAAGTTCATTATCAAGATTATAATCTCGTGGTTTATCTCCAAATAATATATAATCTAATATCTGTTGTTGGTCTGCTTTACTTGCCCAATTAGGTTTTTTAGCCGCATCAATAATAGATTGTAATGTATTTTTATATCCTTGTAAAAATGCTCTGTATTCTTCTTTATTCGATTTAGATATAGAAGTTACTTCTAATCCTGATAAATTAATTAAATCAGGACTTCTTAAGAAAAAAGATAATTCAGTAGATAATTTTTTAACTACTCCAAAGTTCTTTTTAGATTGTTGAAATAACTGCATATGATTAGAAAGATTATCATCATAACCTGTCCCTAATCCTGCTTTTGTTACTTCACCATCTGATGCTTTACCAAAACCAAATATATCCATAGAAGATAAATCAGTTGGGAATATATATGCATCTATAGAAGAACCTAAATCTTTCCATATAGAGTTTGAAAGTTTTGAAGATTTAAGATGATAGTTAAATGCCATATCTACATCAAAGTCTGCTTGATGTGTTTGTGCTATGTCGTAAACATTTATACCAACAACATTACCTTGTTCTCTATTATAAAATCCTTCTACTTTTTGTATAGCAACATCACCACCAAGATTGGGCATTCTTAAAGAAAGGTTTTCTAAATAATATTTACTATCTGATGTTTTATTTAATTCATTATATTTATCAAATAATGTTCCCATAGTTCTATTATTATCAACTTCATTTTCAATACGTTCTATTTCTTTTATTTCTTTAGATATATCTTTAGTATTTAATTCGTTATATGGGTCTTGAATTATAAACTTTCCTGCTATTCTACTTACTTGTACATCTCTTTTCTTACCTTTTTTATCTACTTCTAATATGTATTGTATCTTATTTACATCAGTCATTTGTGTAGACCTATCTTCATAAGATAATTTTTTACCACCAATACCTACTTGTACTCTATCTCCAGAATTACCAACATTTTGAAATAAAGGAACAGAACCTTCTAAATATGGTATTAATACAGAATAAGATGCTCCTTTTGTTTTAGGACTTCTAATACCATTAATCAATGCTTGAGTAGCAGTTCTTCTTATATTTGACCTAACAAATACAGAGTTAGGGTCTATTCCATACGACATTAAAGTTTCAACTGCTCCATTTGCTGAATCTTCAAACATTAAATTATCTTCTCTTAATTTTCTAAATAAGAATTGAGTAGCAGCTTGTCTATTGCCACCTTCTCTAGATAGTTCTCCAATCATTTTAAAGTATGCATCTACTTTACTATCGTAATCTACAAACTCATCTCTAAAAGATTTATATCCATCTGAATCTAAAAAATCTGATATTGCATAAGTAACATTAGCAATTCTTTTTCTATCTTCTACCTTACCTAAAAATATGTTTTCTAGTTTTATCTTTGCAGAATACTGGTCTTTGTTTGCATCTGTTATTTTATTTAAAATAGAAGAACTAATATTAATATCATTTACTTTATCAATTGCTTTCATATCATCTGCACTAAGAGATATTTTATCCTTATAAAATGCTTTAGCAGCTGATTCAGTAGTTAGTATATCTACGCCTTTTGTTTCCATTAAGTCTGCAATTTTAGAATCGTATACAAAATTTGTTTTCATTAATACACTATTCATATTCTCATTAAAGTGAACAGTTGGTTTTACACCTGCTGTACCATGTTTATTTTCACTAGCAGTAGCGTCTCTACCTTTATGTAAATATAATAAACTAGCAGCTTTATGAGATAAGTATGATTGTGCATTCATAGATGAACTAATAATACTTTTAAATAGTTTATCATCTCCTACTTCATCAATATTTTCTTTTATCAATTCTTTACTATATCCACTTTTCTTTAATATTTCTTTATATATATTACCAGCAGTAAGTGGATTAGACTTTACTGCAGTTTCATCTGCTATAGTAACAATGTTCAATCCTTCATCATTTAAATATTCATCTATATATTTATTTTGGTCGTCAGATAAAAAGTTTTCACCTTTTAATACTTCTAATAAATTTTTATTTGCCTGTACTTTTGCTCCTGTAGCTTCTCCTAAACTAACATATTTAAAAAATCCAGATGCTAAATCATCTCTTTTAAATGAATTATCAGCATTCTTTACTATATCATTAAACATACTTGAAGATATTTTATCAAAGTACATTGCTCTCAACATTTGTCTTGCATCTGATTTAGAAACTGCTGATTCTGTATTCTTTACAAACTCTCCATATATCTTTTGATAATGTTTGTATTCTTTACTTTTAGAATCTAGTGATGCTAGTTTAGAATCGTACCAAGATTTAAACTTTTTAGTTAATTGACCATTAATAGTTTGATTTGTAGGTATTGCTAATGTAGTGTTTTGACTAACAATAACAGAAACAAAATCAGACATAGGTTGCATATCTTTATCTTGTACAGCTTCATCAGTTCCTTTAATAAAATTATTAACATCTTCCATCCCTCTACCGTACATCTTACTACTTTCAATTACATCTGCAAGATTAGGTATTTCTAATATATCTGTTTTTCTACCATCCCAAGTAGCAGTTTTATCTATTATTAATATATCAATATTGTTATTTGGGTCTTGTGTGTCTCTAAATTCTTTAGCAAACTCTGATAAAACTCCCTTACCAACAGGTCTATTAGAAAGTTCTAAAGCAGCTCCTCCATTTGAATCTTGAGATATACTAACAGATTTAACATAATCTCTACCAATTACATTATTTAATAATTGAGGTAATGCTTCTCTATTAAATGATTCTAATTCTTTGTTGTATGATTCTGGATTAAACTGTTGCAATCCTTCGTCATCAATGTATGTATATTTTTGTACTAATGCTTTATTTATTTCATCTCGTATGTTTTGAAATTCTTTTTTAAATCCCTTAATACCAGATTCACTTAATGCTAAGTTAGCATTTTCAATTAATATTTTTAAATTATCTTGTTTTAATTCTTCGTTAAATTTTTCATACTTTACTGATATTGTAGTAGGAGATATAGCATCTGATGATGATATGTTTAATGTAGAATAATCAGACATTGTTTGTGCTTCAGCTGCTTGTATTTCAAAATACTTTTCTTCGTTATATCCTTTTTTAAATACTTCTAAATATTGAGATAGATTTTTTAATATATATTTTGCATCACCTTTTTTATTTGCTTCTGCTATTACTTCTTTAAATGTAGGATTCTCTTGTAGTTGTAAGTCTTGTCCATGTTTATTTCGTAAGTACGTTGCAAATTTAGAAGTCATTCTATCTGTTCTTCTTTTAAGTGCCATGCTATCATCTGGATTTATATTAGCATCATATAAAAAGTTATCTAAAACCATAGTTTGCATTCTATTATCATTAGATAATGATTCAATAGTACGTTCTATTTCTTTTGCTATACTATCTACAGATTCAGCAACTTGATTATTAACAAACTCTTGATTAATGTTATCTTTTAAATCTGATAACTTTCCTAAAAACTCCTGACTTAATGCATCAGGCGGGTTTTTCATAATCTCATCAAGTGCAAAGTTTATTTCATCTCTTTCTTTTGCATCTGTTATTTGTTTTCTATCTCCAACAATACCAGATTCTTCATCATTAATATATAATTTATTAATTAAATTAGTTATATTATCTGCTTGTACACCTTGTTCGTTTAATTTATCTATTGTTTGTTTATACTCTGAAAAAACTTCTCTATTAAAATCTGTAGTTAATCTATACATACTATCAATAGATTCAACAATGCTCTTAGATTGTTCTAAATTAATAGAAGATTCTACATCTATATAATCTCCTGTTATTGTAGACAATGCTTGTAATGATTTTTTATATTTATCTACATATTTTACTGCTTCTTCTTTATTTAATCCTGATAATCTCTCATTATTTAAAAATGAAGTTATTTGAGATTCGTCAGGTATAATTAAAATTTTTCTATTGTTTCTAGTATCTATTCTAGCAAAACCACTTACTTGTATATTTTCTAATATAGATATATGATTAGGAGTAATGTTTGGAGAGTTTAATATTCTAGAATAATGCCATCTTTGTTGTTCTCTTACAAGGTCTTGAGTCATTTCGTAACCTTCTTTTCTAAAAGCATTTACAATAGTTTCTGCTTTGTCAAATGAAAGTTTATTTCCATCTCCAGGCTTTAATTCTCCTCTAGTTTTACCACTACCTTGACCCCATACTTGAGCAATAAGATTTATTTGTAATTCAATATCATCAAATTTATTTTCTGTTTTTAATTTAGTAAAATCATCTGGTAAGATTTCCCCAGCTGTAAGTTCTATTCTATCTCCATCTTGTATCTTAGGAACTTTATTTCCAAATTGTTCTACTAATACTCTATATAAATCTGTTTGTCTATCTGATAAATTGTTTACATTGCCTTCTGCTATATTAAATAATGCTTCTCTCTTTTTACTATATTTATGTTTTTGCAAAGCATATATAAAAGCATTTGAATCTGGCATAATATTTTCTGGATAATTTACACCAAAATTTTCTAATCTTATTTGGTTTGTCATTTTTTCTATTGTATCTTTTATATCAGATTTTGTATTTGCATCATTTTTTAAATCTTCAATCTTTAACATTTCACCAGTTGTTTGTGTAATTGTTTCAACAAAACCTGCGTCTTCTAATGTTTTTCTTAATTTTAAAAACTCTGATATTTCATGATAATTACTATCTGTTTGTACTATCTTATCTCTAAATATGTCAGCTATCTTAAATGGTTTTTCCATATCAAATACATAATCTGCATCATGTTGAATACTTAATTTTTTTCCAATATCTTTTAATGTTTGTATATGCAATGCTCCAACATTACTTAAAGCATTATCCATTAAACCATTCTTCCAAGTTTCAAAGTTTTCTATAGATAACTTCTTACCTTTAAGAGGTCCTTGAGTTATTTCTATATTTTCTAATTGTCTAGAAATATCTTGTATTTGGTCAGCGGTAAGATTATCTATATTTATAAAATTTTCTCCTACTCTAGCATCTGTTAAGTTTTTTTGTAATGCTACAATTTTATATAAATCATGAGCATATAAAGATATCCTTGAGTTAGGAACACTACCTGCTTTTCTAGGTACTGCTTCACCTTCTTTAGTTTGAGATTGTTTTCGATGAGGTTTTGTTTCAAATATTTGTTCTATTCTTTTTACAACTGGGTCATCTATTATTCCAGAATAAGCAGCTGAAAATTGTATATCATCATTAAATGCTTGACCATAATGCTCTAATGCTGTTGCATCAAGACCTAAATAATTAAGTGCTTTTATTCTATCAGAAAAATCACTATTAATATTTTTATAGTTTTCTTCAAACAATGGTCTTTTCATTCTAGAGAAAAATGCTCCAGTTATAAAATGAGCAGCTAACTCTTCACCTTCCATTGCTAATATTAAATTAGTATCTAGTATTGTATTTAAATCAAAATATAAACCACCTGCTATCATTCTACCCATTGATGCAGTAACATCTTCTTTTGCTTCTTTATAAAAACTTTTCCATACAGTGCTTGGGTCTACTTCATCCATTATTTCTTTTATAGCTTTAACAGCATCTTTCTTTTCCATACTTTTAAAACTATACTTACCAGCTATTTGACCTATTGTACTATCTTTTAAATAATTATCTCTTGTTAATATTTTAAGTAATCCATTTGCTTGGTCAACTGTTAATTTATTATAATCTTTTTGTTTAATTTTCTTTAAAGATTTTCTAAGTGCATTAGCAGTTCTCATAACAGGAACTTTGCCTCCACCACCAATCATATCAACAGCAGGTAAGAATGCAGAAAATAATAATGCATCACTTACATCTTTAACAGGGTCAAATTCTTTTTCAGTTGCAATAGAATAAACACCATCTTGTATTAAATTATATGTACTAAACAATACTGCTTGGTCAGCTGCTCTAGCAAAGTATCTTGTTATCTTATTAGAAGTATCAGTTCCTAACTTTGCATTTAACGAAGCTCCAATAACATCTGTTAAGTTGTTTATATGAATACCTTTTCCTTTTAATGCTCCTGTTGCTTCATCAGATATTTTTAATAATAATTCGTCATCTACTCCTTTAAAATCTTTTTTAAGTGAATTAAATACACTAGCTCTTACTTCGCCTTCTACTTTAGTTATTTCATCCATACTTATTTCGTATTTAGAAAGAGCTCCTTGCGGTCCTTTTAATGATTTATCTTTTAATCCTTTTCTTACTGAAGACTCTACTAATTCTTTTCCTAAACCAAACTCGCTTTTACTAGCAAACTTTGCAGCTGCTTCGGCTGCTTCTCCTACAACTTTTGTAGTACCTAATTTATGTATAGCAGATACACCACCTCTTAAACCTAATCCAATATATTTCATAGGTAACAAGAAACCTATACCTTGACCTACTACTTTACCAAAGGTTGCCATTCCTTCAGTTTTATTATTCATTATATCATATGGATTCTTCTCTCCTGTAGTAGCTTCATACCCTATGCTAGGTAAACTAAACAATGCACTATCTAATACATTCCAAGTAGCTGCTCCTAATCCATGAAGTACACCTGACTTTTTATCAGAGTCTACTGCTTCTTCAGATAGACTTTGGTTTAATTGTTCAAATAATGATTTACCTTGAGTAGGTGATTGTGTTAATGGAGGCGTTGGTACTTGTACTTGAGATTGATTTTTTAATTTTTCAAGTAACTCTAAAGTTAATTTATCAGCCATATTTTAAAATCCAATTAAATCTAAAGGATATTTTTCTTGTATATCAGTTCTTTTTTGTTCTGTTGTACTAACTAATTTTCTAGTAATATTTCTAGAATCATTTATTTCTTTATTAATTTCTTTTAATTCTCTATCTAATTCTGATTTCATATCATTTTGTTTTAATAAAGTATTTTTTAAATCACCTGATAATTCTATTCCAGCATTTTGATAAGCTTCTCCCATCATAACGCTATTATCTAAATTTTTAATTGATTTTAATATTGTATTTTTCTTTTCATTTAAACTAGATGTATTACTATCTGAGTATTTTATTGCAGTTTGTAAATCAAGAATAGATTCAAACCCAGTATCTACTTCAGGTTTTAAATCTTCTTTTGGTTTTAAATCACTGCTTAACTTTTTTAAATCTTCACTTATTAAATCAAAGTCTCTATCTATAGTGTAATCACCTTTAGCAAATTCAATCATCTCTTCTGTTAATTTTACTTCATTGTCTAATGATTTTTTCATTGTTTTAAATTGATTAAGCATTGCTTGATTATCTGCTCCCTCACCTAAAACACCTAATTGTTGAAATGATTTATATAATCTTTTGTCATAGTTATTTTTAAAAGAATCTGTATCTTTTAAATAGTGCAGTCTAGAAGCTAAATTTACTATTGCATCAGGACTTTCTTGTTCATATGCAGCCCAAGTAGCAGCTACTAAATCTCTTGCTATTTCTTTATCAAGTTCAAGACCATCACTAAACAGACCAGAACCTTTTGTTAAATCTTTAACAGCATTAGTTAATCCATCTTCTGTATCATCTTTATATTCAAAATATAATGAACTTAATGGAGATGCTTGTAAAAAGTTACTTGCACTTTTTGTCTTCATTGTTTTATTTACTTTTTGTAATAAATCAATGTTTGCTCCCATTACTTCTATACCTTGTTTCTGCTCTTGCATTGCTAATTGTCTTTGTTGAACAGCTGATGATTGAGCCATTTGCATCATAGATAAACTTTCTTGAACTCTTGTCTGTTCTCTTTTTTCTTGAGATAAAAGCATTCTTTCTAAAGCTTGCATTGCTGTAGACATATTAAAACATTCCTAAAAATTTACTTTTACTCATATCAGAATAAAGAGATTTTTCATATTCAAGTCGTTCTTTTTGTGATTTTAATTTTGATTTTTCAGATTCAAAACCACCTATTATATCTCCCATTTTTAATCCAAATTTAGTTATTAAATCTGAACTTGAATCTTCTGCTTGTTCTCTAACTTTATCTGATGATTCTTTTTCTAATTGTTCTAATTGTCCACTATAAGCTAAATTAGTTTTTGATTTAGATTGATTAATATTTGTTTGTATATCTGACAATGTTTTACCTGTATTTTTTCCTAATCTATTTATATCTGATTGGAATTGCTCAGTTGTAAATTCTTTTTGAGCTGTAACACTAGTTTGTAAATTAGATTGAGCTTTTTCTAAATCATTTAAAGCATTAGATGTTAATCCAAATTTAGAAGAACTATTATCTCTTTCCATTTTTGTTTGTTTAGCTCCCTGATATAATGACAATCCAAATTGAGCAGCAGTTAATGCAGCTGTTAAAAATTGTTCTTTTAAACCAGTTGTAGGATTAATTGTACCAGAACCTAATGTATCTACTACGTCTTCACCTATTTTACCATAATTATCTATTAATTTTTTTTCATGTTTATTTACATGCCATAAATCACCACTTGATGTTTTAGCAATTTCTGTATCGCCAAATCTTCCGTGTTTTGATAAATGATTATTTGCTATACTCATTTTAAAAAACTCATTGTATAAGGTTCATTAAAGTTTATTGTATTAGAATCTTTGTTAGAATCTTTTTCAAAATCTAAAATTTCTAATTTTTGGTCACCTACCATATCCTCTTCAAGCATTTGTACTTTATTTACTTTACTTTTATAATCAAAATTAGAAACAGCTTCGTCAAACATATTTTTATATTTTACTTTTGAAGATTTTACTGCTATATCTTTAGCAGATATCATTTCATCTCCAAATTTATATTCACCTAAACCTAATCCCATTTTTGTTGATTGTATCATTTTTCCAAAAATTCCTTTAGGTTTTTCCATTTCTCCGTACTCACCTTCTAATAAAGAAACATCTTTGCTTATATCTTCAGCTCTGCCAGCTACTGTTGAAGCTAAAGAAAGAGTATCAGATATAGCTCCTATTTTTTTATCAAAAGATTCTTGTTCAAATTGAAATCTCATATCTTCTAATTTAATTTTATTTTCTGATGAAGCAACATCATACATACTTGCTGTATATTTTCCTTGAGAAGAACCTATTGCAAATGCAGATTTATATAAATTTTTAGCCATGTTTACTATATACTTTTACTATTTAATTTAATAAACAAATTGTTCTGTTCCAATGTTATTTTATACATGACAAATAATTTCTGTGCCTGTTTTTCCGTTAGCAGGTGTACCTATACTTGCGCTTGCTCCACTAGAACCATTACTGCCTGCGCTTCCACCATTAATATCTATTACTATAGTGCTAGGGTCTGTACCAGTTATTAAAGTAACGCAACCACCATCGCCTCCATTTCCTCCAGCTCCTCTACCTCCTTGTCCTCCACTACCACTAGAACCTCCATTGCCTCCATTACCTCCATTGCCTCCTTTAGATTCTAATTCTAAATTAGACAAAGTTCCAGTTATTTCTCTAACTACAAGCATAATATGACCTCCTGAACCACCAGCTTGTCCACCACCTGCTCCTCCGTCTCCAAATGTATTAGTACCTGATTTACCACCACCACCGCCTCCACCTCCTCCAATAGCTCCACTAGATGGATACAAAGAAGGAGCACTATTACCAAGAGCAAACATATCTCTCATAGATACTATAAATGTTAAATCTGCATTTGTTATACTTATATTACCTTCTAATGAAGAAGCTCCAGACCTAGTTGAACTAGCAGCTGATGTACCACTTCCCGCTGCTCCAGTAGCTCCTTGAACTCCATTATTAGTCGTATAAACTCTTACGCAATTAGAAGTTCCTGAAACAGAATCTCCTGCGTCTCCAGCTACAGCAGATGAATCACTAGTTTGACCATCACCACCATTACCACCATCACCTCCTGCTATTCCACCTCTTAAACTACCAGATGCAGCTCCTGCTCCAGCTCCAGTGCCTCCATTTCCACCTCCACCATCAGTAGCTGCGTTGCTACCATTAGCACCGTTTGAACCATTATTAAATATTTTTATTCCAGAACCTGAAAGAATTAAAGTATCTCTTACAAATATTCTATATCCTGCGCTATTAATTTGCGTACTAGCAGCTAATGTTAATGTTGTATAATATTTATCAGAAGTTAATGTTACACTTCCACTAAGTGAAACTGCTCCATTACTACCATTACCAAATATTCTAGAAGCTGTTATTAAGTAATCAATATTGTTTTTTCTATATATACCATTACCTCGTATTTTACCATCACTCCCAAATGATATAGATGCGTTAGAACCAGAATTACTACTAGCACCTGCAAAAAAAGAACTCATAGGAGATGAAACACCTCCAGAATCAACTTCTGCTATACTACTTTGAGATGCTTGTACTAATCCTATAAAATCACTACTAGTATTTACTATTGATGCATTACCTATAAGAGTTGGATTACTGTGATTTCCAGTTAAATCATTAACACTTCCAGTTGTAAAATCACAATGAATTTTTAAATTTGAAGACTCTGCATAATTACCAAAATTTTCTGCTAGAGATACAAAATTTCCATTATTATATATATCATTTACAGAATCACTATCTAGTATTGTATTCCAGACAGCAAAGTTTTTCATTTTAAATTGACCTTCTAAATCTGTTCCTGTTATATTTTTTGCAATATAAGTGTTTCCAGAAGTACTATATCCAGGCGTATTCATACCTCCACTGCCTGATGGTTCAGTAATGTCAGTAGCGTGATTATTTACATAAATGCTTGTTTGCCCTATTGTACTAGCATGAAAAGTAGTTGTTACAACTACATGATACCATCTATTTGCAGATAATACTTCGTCTGATAATCTTGTTTCTCTATTTGGACTTCCAGCTGATACTCCATCTCCCCAATGAAAATTAATTTTATTATCAGTATCTTTAGAAATAAAATATCCTATATATTTACTTACATGGTCATGGCTTTTAAATATTGTTTCAACACTATCAATTACAGGAAAATTAATCCAAAATGCCATACTCATACCTGTTGAACTTGTTATTGCAAGAGGTCCATTAGTAGCTTGAGTTCCAAAATCTAATGCATCATCAGTTCCATCAAATGATATAAATGCAACTTCTCCATTATTATATATTTTTGAATTTTCTATTTTCCAACCATTAAATCCATCTTCATTAGAACCTATTAATCCACTTTTAGCTGTTATCTCACCTTTAAGAAAAACATTGCCACCATATAATCCAAAACCACTTAATGCATTTCCAGAGTTAATTGCTGAATCTGTTATTCCTGACAATTTACCTATTCTTACTTTTGTAGTATCTGCTCCATGCCAATTAGCATAACTATCTACACCATCTTTAATATCCATAAAAGGAGCATTAGAATCATCAGATGTTAAATATAATAAACCTTGTCTATCCGTATTAGTTGTATTCCCTATTCTTACAAAATCATCTCCAGATTCAGGCGATGTTGTATTATTATATCCAATATTTGTAACTGTTGCAACATTATTAGATACAGAAGAAACTTTATAAACAAGTTTTTTAATAACATTAGTAGCTCCACCAGATGCATCTCCAGCAACTAAAGCGCCTGGATTTATTCGTTGCATCATAATAATATCGTTTGCTAAAAAAGGACATATATTATTTTCACTAGGGTCTTCAAATGTAATAGTACCATCATCATCACTAGCTGACAATCCACTACTAGATTCTACTTTAGCAGCTGATGTAACAAATACTGCTCCGTTAGTTGCTCTAATCTGTTGTATTAATAATTCAAATACACTAAGAGTCCCCCTAAGAAACATATTATCTAATTCAAGAGTAAAATCATTACTAGTATGATTTAAATTCCAACCAGAACCTGCAAATCCAGAAACAAAATTAGCAGATTTTAATATACCATCACTATAATTTGGATTACTATAAGTACCAAAAGTAGTATCTGTAGTTATATTTAATGTTCCTGTTACATCTACACCAGAAGTATCTATTCTTAATCTTTCAGTATTATCAACTCCTGCTATAATAGCATCATCAGTTCCAAAATCAATCCAATCATCATCAGTAGCTCTTCCTATTTTTAATGAAGTATTAAATATAGATGTAATAGTAGTTTGAGATGGAGTTATACTTAATGTACTTCCATTACCTCCACTAATACCATTTCCTTGAGTTGCTAATCTTATATTTTCTGAACTATCATCTTCTAATCCAGTTCCTACAAAATCACTTACATCTACTGCAAATTTATTAGAACTATTTTGAACCCCATCACCAGATAATAAAGTAACGACATCTGCTAAAGATTCTTTTTTAGAATTATTACTATCATCAGAATCTATAAAAACAATAGAATCACCAGTTGCTATAGATGTATCTGTTAATTCATTTAAATTTAAACTTAATGTGTGACTTATATTTTGACCAGAAGTGGCTCCTGTACTATCTATACCAGTTCCTCCAGTTATACTATTAACATAATTTGTAACTATACCTGAAGAAGTAGAACTTCCACTTTGACTAAATACAGTTCTAGTTACATCTCTAGTTTCAGGCATATCACCTTGTGAACCTACTGCTACCCAACTTCCATTTTGTTTTACATATTGAACTAATCCAGAATCTTCTACTTTTCTATACGCTATATCACCTTCATTACCTTGATTGCTATCAGGTTTACCATTACCAAACGTAGGTTGTTTAGACTTTTGATGTAGTAATTTTCGTTCCTCTCTATTTAATCCCATTACTTAACATTCTTTAATCTGTATATAATTGTTATATCATTTATTTCAAATCCAGATGGTACAGTTCCATCTGTTGCAAATCTTAATTGAAAAGACTTTATATTATTAGATTCAGTTGAATTGTCTGGTTTTAATTCAACTACTTGCCAACCACTAGCGCTTGCTAATTCATTGCTTGTAAAATTATCACCATTAGCAAAATCATATGGAAATGTAGTTCCCCCATTAACATCATAATCAACTTGCACATTAGTTGTAGCTCCTGATTTATAAGTTATAATTACTTTATAAACCTTTTTACCTACACCTGGTTCTCCAAAATCAATGTCTGAAGTTATGTATTCAAACCCAGTTGATGATTGAGGAGATGATTGCCAAGTGTTTCTAACAGTTGTTGTATTGTCTATATAAAATAAATCTTGGTCTCCATCTAATGCAAAGTTTGTCATTGCTGTTGATTCTGATATTTTACCAATCCCAATTGTCCATGCTTGTAAAACAAAATCATATAAATATATATCATTGTTTTCATTTTTAATTATTAGATGTTTCTTTTTAGGAACATATCCTATCATTGCACTGCTCATATCTGGGTCATCAGTTCCATCTTTTACAAACAAAGACCAATCTTCTTCACTTACTAATCTAATATTATTTTTTTCAAGTAAATGTATAATACTTTTTCCATCATATAAATAACAACCATGGTCATTAAACCAAGCAATTCCTAAATCTGTTCTAACAACATGATAATCAAATGCACATCCTTTATTTCTAAATGTATCTTCTAAAAAATCTACACTTTCAGAAACATTAACTATATATAAACTATGTTCTTTAAATTGAAGTATTCTATCTGCATATGCTTCTAATTTAACAATACTTTCTCCATCTCGTATTACTACATCTACTGCACCCATTCCTTCTGGAAATGTATCAAATCTATTTACTTGACTTTTAACAATTCTATCAGGATATGTTTTATTATCAGGTCTTTTAATATTACCTATATATACTCTTCTACCATGTACTACAGCAGTTTTATATTTAGCATCTAATGATTTTACTTCTGTAGAAAAACCATTTATTGTTTTGAATGTATCTATTGTATTTGCAGTTTCTGGAGATATTCCTTTTATTAAAGCGGTTCTACTTAATATTGGAGTAGTTTGACTTGTTGTGTTAGACATTGGGTATGAAAGAGTATCTGCTTCTGGTAAAAATTTAAATCCTTTTTCAACAAAATCTAATTCTCCAATAAGAAAATAATTATCGTTTTCTTCTTTTTTATAATATAATCTAGAACCACTTATTCTTTTATTTAATCCATATGCATCGCCAGCCGCATTGTTACTGCATATATATGCATCAAAATTAAATAGACAAGCATTTTTATGAATTACAATTTTATTTACATCTTTAGTTGTGTCATCATTGTCAACATCTGAAAATTTAAATGGTAATGATTCCTGTTTATTTTCTACATCATATAAATGTGTATAATGAAATGTATAAGTACCAGGTTGAAACCCTTGAATATTACTAATTGCTGGAGCAATAACAGGTCCACTACAATAAAAAGAAGGAGAAGCATTACTAGAAGTTCCAGTAGAATTTTGTTTTAATTTTAATTGCCAATGAGTAAAGTCTCCACCAAAATCTATTTCATCTGTTCCAACTTTAGTATCATGTGTATTAGCAGAACAAACTATAACATTCCAACAATCAGGTACAATATCAGATTGTGGAACAGTCCATCTAAATCCTGTAGTATGAGAACCAGACAAACCTGTGCCACAAGTAATACTTACAAAATCTGTTCGATTATACTCAGTTCCACTAGTAATATAAAAAGCAATTACAAATGATTGAGAATCGTTTATTGTATATTCTATAGAAGCATCATCAACGTCAGAAAATGTAGCATTTTCATCAGAATCTAAATAAATATTATTATTTCCAATAAATGGATAATGGTCGGTATTGTCTGCATCGTTAGCATTATTACCAGATACATTAGCAGCTAAATTAGGTAATAAATTATCATGTTGAATACCTACTCTAAGATTTACAGCAGAAACATCTAATACATCTCCTTGAGTAGCAGTATCGTTAGCTACTGTTCCAAAATACTCAGAAACAGAAGAATTAACTCCATTTACATCAGAACCAACAGCCGGTGTAGAGATTAAACATTTGCCTGATGTTGGAGATGTTAATGATTGAGAAACATTAACCCATTCAGCAGTTGCTCCAGTTGCATTTAATGAAGCAAATTTTTGGTCTTCTATATATCCAAACCATTGACTATTTTGAGTTAGACTTGCATCTGATACTCTTATCACACCATCAGCAGTATAATAAATTGGAATAGAACTACCACCCATATTAATAAGAGCAGTATCCCATCCTTCACTATCATTTACATCTATTGTATGATTAGTATTATCATGTAAAAATATAAGTGTTTCATTTGCACTACCACCATCTAATTGTCTATCACTAGACATAGTAAATAAACCTCTATTTTTAAGAATACTTATTGTATTACCATCAGCAGTAGATGCAACTGTACTACCTAATGTTTTTATTTTACCAACAGAATCTATTGCAACGTCTTTTAAAGAAGGAGATTCATTCTCTCTTATATCTCTAGGGTCAGAATTGCTATTAAGTCCTCCATGAAAACTTTCTATTTTAAAAGTTTGTTTAGGCACTATCTGCCTCTAGAATCTTCGTATTCTATATCTTCTACTATATATCTTTGAGCAGTTTCAGGAAGTTCACAAACAGC